AGATGTAGAAGATGCCAAAATTTTACTGCCATTCTCAAGCTCCATTGATCCTTTGTTCCATGCAATGATACCCTGCTGCAACCATGTTGGCAAGTTCTCGTATGCAAGTTGTAACCTTCCGAGAAGTTCTCTCGCAGTTGGTGCTTTGTTTGCTAGGATACCAATGTTAACGTTATCATTAAACAAAGCATAGTGCATAAGATATGCCACAACAGTGGTTGACTTACCTGTCTGTCGTGGCAACTTTGCAATATTAAATCTGTTATTGTGGAAGCGGCGAACCATGTCTTCCTGAAAATCGTATAGATTGAAAGGTACTAGACCCTCATCAAGAGATACGATCTTACAATAGTTTTTAGCAAAGTAGACAGGATCTGCTTTGCATTTTAAATACTCCTTAATCTGATCATCTGTAAAGTGGATTGGTACACCAACTTTCTTTAGATTAGGGTTGCCAAGATAAATTTCATTCTGCTTTAATTTAGTCATTCCCATTTAGGCGGCGAATCAGGACACCTCATACCAGGTAGAAGTGTCTTCAGTGGCATAAAACAACCACATAATCTACATTGTTTTGTTGACGGTTTATAAAATTCACACTCTTCGCATATCTTAAGTTTTTCAGATGATGTCAACATAAATTAACAGTCCCACTTTCGTAATGATTTATTGATCCTGCTATCTGGATCTCTTGCAGTTTTTTTACTTGTAAGTTTTTTCTTCATTCCACGCATCCGAGCACAGAAGGATTTTCTTCTGGGATTGCCCTTCTTCTTCGTTGGTGCTTTCAAGTCGCTGCCAGGGTTCTCCCTCTCGTAGGACTTCCTGCCCTTCTCGTTGAGTCCACCTTCTTTGTTCTGTCCTGCTTTTTTCGTCCATGCTGCCTCGTCAAGTTGTGTACAAAATTCTTTAAAAGTTTTCATCCTTCTACTCCTACCGAAGTGGCATATAACGTAGTAACACTAGATGCAACTTCAAGAGTAAATAATCTATCTTTTTTAATTAAAAGATCAGCACCTGCCTGGACATACACAGTTCCTTGAACTGCTGCACTACCAGATTGAAAAGTGTCATCACTTTTAATAGTAACTAATGCAGCAGCAGTTCCAGTGTTTTGAAGTAACACTCTGTTTGCACTACTTACCGTACTTGCTGTGTCTGACAGTGCGACAGCACTGGACTTAATTGTGTATACCATCGGAATAAAGCTTTATGTTTATTTATTATCTAAGAGACCTTGCTTAATTAGTTTAGACAACTCTGCAGTTGACCCAACAAACAAAGCATTGTTATTGGTAACCTTTTGTTTGGACTTAGGACCTTCCTCAATGTCTTGCATTTTCTTTTGAAGATCAATAAGTTTTTCAGCAGCGTCAGAAACACTCTTAACTAATTGACCAGCAACTTCATATGCTCTAGGGTGGTCTGTGTTATTAGCAACGTCTAAGGCACCTGAGAGCGCCTCTTGACCCTTCTCAATAACATCATAGAGTTGACCCCTAGTATAGTCGTAATCCTTTTTGATATCTTTTTCGATATCAATAATACGTTCTGTTCTTTTCTTTGGTTTTGGTGTAACTTCTGCAGGGACAATATCTGCCTCTACATTTAATGCGTCTTCGATTCCGTCGTAGTTTTCGCTCATAGGTCTTCAAAGAAAGAGGAGGTTTCGTTAAATCCAAAGTCATCACCAGATACAAGCAATGAATCGTCAATAGCATCAACAACATTGTCGTTGTTCTTATCAACTTTTGCTTTTGGCGTAACTTGATACTTGCGATATCTTCCAGGTGAAGCAAGATCGACCTTGGCATATTCCTTGGTGATTGCTTTCTTAATGAGACCTGTATCTGTAGTAGGACCGTAAATGTATGTCTTTACAGTAAACCTCAAAGTATATACAAGTGCTCTTCTTGTGTCAAAGTTCCCTTCATAATCATCATTAAATGAAATGCTATTCATTACAATGGGAACATCTTTAATGATGTTTGCTTCTTCAACTAATTTAATTGATAAGTTGAAAGATGGTTGGAAGAATGGTATAATTTGCTCTACAATTTGTAGGCAATCATCTTGAGTTTTACTGAGAACATTTAGTTCAAACTCAAGATTATATGGTACTGGAATGTATGTCTTTTTTACTCCAGTAGCATCCTCGTTAGTCAAACAGTATTGTGTTGGACTTTGCTTTCTTGCTGGATCATAACTCATACCTGTCATTTCAAATGACAGTCGTGGTAGAGTGATCGCATTAGGACGACCAAGATCTGGTTGTTGCTCAAGACGAGCTAAAAACTTTTGACTAGGACCATATGCCAAAGGAACCTTCATCCTCTGGTAAACTGATCCATCATCATTAAATTTACGAATCTCCAGATTATTAAAAAGCGTGCCGAATCCAACAACACACTTTCTAATAACCTGGTTATAATTATAAGTTCCTAACATAATTAACTCCTATTTCCAAATTCTCCAAATGGGTTTCTTTCTGTAAAGTCCAGGATTCCGTCGCCTTCAGTTTCAAACTCAATGTTGTCGGCGTAAGTATCCTTCATATCAAGTTCGTCGAAGCTAGAAATATTTATAGAGAATCCACTGTTAGATCCTGTAAGAGTTTCTCCAACCTGGAATTCACCATGTTCAGTGCTACCTGTTGGTGCTCTCAGTTCAATAAATCTTTCGTTAGGATTCCAAAGGTTAATAAATGCAGTTAGTCCAGTAGCAGATCCTGTTACCTTTTCACCAACCTCTGGTTGACCAGAAAGAGTTGCCTGTTCATAATAGTACTTGACAATGAATCCTTCATCACGTTGAGTATCAAAGATACCTTCACCTGTAGTTTCATTAGTATATTCAAACAACTCACACTTCAGTTTGTAAGTATAAAGTTTACCAAACTGATAGAATGGTGCTTCGTGTTCTACAAACTTAATCTCAAATAAGTTATCAGAATATGGGAAATAAATTAAATCTCCTTCTGACGGTCTTTGTGGTAGTTGAACATTGTCAACTAATTGCATTGGTAATGAAACAAAATCATCAAATGCTTGTCTAGAAATTACTAGAGTGATTTCATCAGTTGATCTAATTCCAAACTTAGTAAGAATATCTCCAGCACCTTGGAATCCTTCAAAGTTTTCGAGATATGCTTCCATAGTAAATGAGTCAGTAAATTCAGAGATAATCTCTTCATTTAAAACTGCATCTTTTCTGAGCAATCTTCTTGGAATATAACTGGTAGTAATTCCAAACATATTGATAAATTCATCCACTAAAGATTGCTGGAGCATCTGCTCCTCTCTAGTTCCGTGAGTGAAGTAAGTATTCTTTGCCATCTTATCCGATCATATCCATTGGTGGAAGTTCGTATCTAGATGCCATCTCATCTTCAATTGCTTGAATTTCAGCAACTGCATCATCATAAATTTGTCTTCCATTTAAGGTGATACCACCAGGAAGTTGAGCACCTTGGAATTTAATTAGGTTTTGTCCCCACTGCCTTTTGATTAAAGCAGTTGTATATCTCTTTAAGAATGGATCATTATATACTTGAGTGTAGTCCGTTGGATCTAAAACTCTCCAACAGTCGATGATAACATATGTACCTTCTTCTACAAAATCACTATCAGTATCAATATACAAACGATCCTGACGTTGATTAAATCTGAAAGGAATAAAACTACCATTGTTTAACACCATATCTAGTGTTTCTAGATATGACTTAACCATATAGTAACTTAAGATATCAACTGATCCAAACTGATATAAGTCATTAAGAAACAGTTGATATTCTAATCCAAATAAATTACTTCTAATATTACTACCCTTAATACCAAATACTTTATTGATTCCAGTAATATGACCTGGGATAGGAATGTAATTATTTCTTGCCAACCAATCAGTAGACCCAACACTAAGGGTCTCATCACTTCCTGTAAAACGTGTTTTATCATCAGCAGTAAACTGATGTTTCAGGAACATTCTCTCAGTACCATTATAATGACGCTCATTAAACATCTGAATAGCGTCATCAATTAGATCGTCAATCTGATCATCATCAACGTTAATTTCCAGAATAGGTCTACCTAATCTTCTCAGACAGTAGTCCTTTAGTTCTGCTCTACTTGTAGGTTGCGCCATTTATACGCATAAAAAAAGTCCTCTACTTTATTTAGCAGAGGACTTAATTTAGAATACAAAAGTAACTAGTGCTGCATACCCAATCAGTATAGCACACAATCGAGAAAGCACAGCATAGTATTTCTTAATTGGTGTACCAAAATACTGTTGCCCGATCATGAGACACTTATGTGCTGGTGAGATCAGGTAACCAGAATACTCAGTGCAAAGGAACCACACCAAATAGTTGGGTCCAAAGATTGCCACAAGAGCAGAAGTCATACCAGCATACTTACCAGATGAACCCATGATATAAGCAGCGACCATGGCGACTAGAGAGGCAGGAATTAGCATCTCAGGAGTTGCTGCCTTGAGGTATGCCATTACAGGTTCTTTGATCTGTCCGACGATACCACCAAAAGCAAGGACAACAGTAGCAATGACAGCAAACTTAGCGTCAATCCATCGACCCCACTTCCAATCACGGTAAACAATAGAATAGTAAGCGCACATAGCGCCAAACCATGGAAAAAAGAAAATCGCACCACTCTTACCTGTATTGAGTAGGAGGATAACTGTAGCAATCAGTGGTGCCCAACCTGTGACTGCACGACGCCAATTAAACTCACGTACATGCTCTAGGTTAGGTACAACAGAAGCAACAGGAACCTTAGTAAAAATGTACCACCATGTATATGCCAAGGTGATAGCGAGGGGAACAATAGTGTATCCCAGGAAGGTTGAGTAAGAAACACCCATCACTGCCATAGGCAGAACAACTGTCTTCTCCAACGGTGACCACCAATAGTAGTGATGGACAGATAGGTAATCAATCACACCGAAGGCAGAACGCCTTTCTTTATCAGGTGGTGCGATGGCGTCAAGGAGTGGTGCTGAGAGAGCAACACGTCCAGGGATAGGTAGGATACCACCTAACAATGAGGTGATAATAACAAGGACACGATTGTCCTTGACATATTTTTTTGCTA